GTCGTGCGGAAGCATGGCTCGCTTCGCCTTTCTATGCAACAAGTATGCCAACTTAAAATAACCCCAAATTCCTAGTCCAACAGCAAACGCGATTACTACGATAGCAACCCCAATGCCAAAAGTCATCATTGCAAAATCCCAAAACATTTTTATCTCACTTTAATAGGTTCAACGATAGTCGGAAGAATCCAATCCCTACACAGCTGTTCGTAAGGAACACCAGTGTATTGTTCGTCTTTCATTAATCTTTCAGCACCCGACTTTCTTACTGAAACATATTCTACAATTTTTACAGTAGTGGTATTGGTGGCAGGACATTTGTATTGGCTGTCAAACAACTTGCTACAATTATCATTGTCACAGGTATAGCATGCGACGGATCTGACACAATTTACTTCACGGACCTCGTCGTAGGTTCTAACATCTACTCTTCGAACTTCATAATCGAATACACATCCACTCAAACATAATAAGGTTGACGCAAATAATACTTTGGCCAAACCCATTAGAGTTCCCCTTTATTTTCTACCCACCCACTTGGCTTGTTCTTCGGAAGCGATATAGGTGTAATTTCCTTTGTTGAAAGCAGGAGCGACACACTTAGCTTTGCGTGCGATTTCTTCCTGCGCGACTGCTTCACGAATAGCCAACTCACCATCATATTTAGTGGGAATGACGTGCGTTGGTGCGTGCTCGGCGAGGAACGATTCAATTTTAGAGGGGATGTGCGCTGTGTCGGTCGCGCGATATTTACCAGCAGTGAAGTCGATCTCGCGCATAGGTTTGAACGACGGAACGAACTTCTTGGCTTTGGCAACAGGTGTGCGCTTTTTCTTCTTGGGCTTGAACGACGATTTACAATAGACCAACATAATATACTCCTATCAGATAAGAATATTATACCCTAGTTGGAGCCAAAAGTAAAGGAATTAAACCCTTACAAATCAATGACTTATAACTCTAATGAAATCAATGCTTTACAGGAAGCGTGCCATTCTTAACTATCAGCCACGCTGAACTGGCGGTAGAGATAAGCGGAACGAGTGTACCTTTAACAAACCCACGATAGACAACGATACAGCCCTGCGAATATCCTGCGCGATACTTGGTGACATAGTCAGCTTCGTGTAGCACAATCGCACGACCACGCGCATTGCTGTTAGTTTTGTCAAGTCCATCAAGTCTGTAGGCTGGACTCCAAGAGCCACGATATCTCTCAGCTATTTTATAAACACCCTCGCTGTTGGCATAGGTGTTGTATTTGTTGCTGAATCTATCAATGTAGCCATCACGATTGCGGTCTGAGCCAATACCATGAGCGGTCTTAGTTCTTTTGACAAGAACAGCTTCTTGCTTATCGTTGACTTTGTAAATATACAGACGATCTTCGTTAATGTGCTGACTAGCATCCATCACAATTACAACAGAGTTCTGTGGGAAGTCACTTGGTATTGTCGGTGGTAAATCTATCATCAGGTTGTTCTCCTGTCGTTGCTAGGTGGTGCGCATATTTGCACATATAGTATGAATCTATAATGTCACCGCTCGGCGACCATTGTTTCTCAGACTGGCTTAATACCAGCTTAACATCAATGTTGGTTTCTGCAATAAATGATTCTTGCATTTTTTCTTTGTTCGCATTACCTTTACCAGTTGCGAACTTCTTAATAGCAGTGGGAGCAATTACATCAAACTTGAACTTTGCTTCCCACATCTTGTGCTTCAACAATCCAATGTTCTCAGCGATATGAAATACTCGACCAGTAGAACCGAACGAATAACCCTCTAACACAATTCTATTCGCATCAACTGGTTGTATGATACTCATCGCCCAGTTTGAGATGTTGTCGTATCGCTGTTCTTCACATGAGTGAATAGGGTGTAGCGTTCCGTTGAATTGATTTGTTTTGCCTTCCAGTTTAGGTCTATCTGTGAGAAAATAGAACTGGCAGTTTCGAATAGACCATTCTTCGCCATAATGAACACATATTGAAGGACTGGTCATCGAATAATCGAGACCGATGGTTTTCATTTACATTCCGTATGGTAGCTGAGTTTCTGGTGGCTCAGGTTTCTTTTTCTTTGGTTCTTCGACGTTAGTAGGATCTAGCATGCGGTCGTCTTCACCAAGTGGCTTGACTGGTTTTGCTTCTCTGTTTGTAGCAGCAATAATCTTTTCGCTTTTCTTATCTACTTTTTCTGCGGCACGTGCATTTGATGCGCGTTTTGCCATTGCTGCACCAGCAGTGCTATTGGTTTTCGAACCAATTGTTCTGCCAGAATACTGTTCCATAAATTGTTTGTAGGTTTTCATAAGCTGAATCCTTGGAATGTTTCGGAAGTAGCATCTTTCTTGACACCACCGACAATGTACGAACTAATCTCTGTTTCCTGTGGTGCAACCTGAACCTCAGAACCAGCAATCCAACGCTGAGTCCATGGTAGAGGATTCGTACCGCTCTTATATTTAGTCGGTAGACCAATTGAGCGCATGCGCTTCGCAGCCAGCCACTCAACGTATTCACACAGCATCTGTTCGTTCAGACCAACCATAGAGCCATCCTTGAACAAATACTTCGCCCACGACTTCTCCTGCTCTACCGCTGAGTCAAAGATAGCGATGCAGTCTTGCTCGGTTTCGATTGCGATCTTAGCAAAGTCTGGGTCATCCTTTGGTAGCGTCTTTAGCATGTGTTGAGTAGAAGCGAGGTGTAGGTTCTCGTCGCGCGCAATCAGCTTGATAATCTTAGCATTGCCTTCCATAGATTTCTTCTGTTCGGCGAAAGCCCACGAACAAGCGAACGACACATAGAAGCGAATACCCTCTAGCACGTTGACAGCATTCAATGCGAGCCATAGTGCTTTCTTGTGTTTGTAGCTTCCGTACTCACCGTGGTTGTTCCATAGAACCAACTCATCGTAGTATCTACTGATATCCTTGGCGCAGTCGACGATCTCAGCAATAGAGTTGATACCGTCGAACACTTCGCTCGGATTAGCATAGACGTTGCGGATGATGTGAGTGTAGCTTCGTGAGTGAATAGTCTCAAAGAAAGCCCACGTCTGAATCCATGTCTCAACTTCAGGAAGCGAAACAATAGGAAGGAATGCAGTGACTGGACTGCGACCTTGCACGGAGTCAAGCACGATCTGACGTTTCAGGTTGCTGGTAAAGATGTGCTGTTCGTGCGGTGTCAGTTCCTTGAAGTCCTTAGCATCACGTGTGACGTCGATTTCATCAGGACGCCAGAAGAAGCCGAGGTGGCGATCCGTCATCTTTTCAAAGAACGGATACTTCTGTACGTCATAACGAGCAATAGCAACTGACTCATCGAAGAACATCGTCTTCTCTTGGTCTGGCTTTACGTTTTCGTGGTTGTAGGTTTTGAATCTCAGTTTCATTTGTTTTCCTTAAATCTTGCAACTATCACAATCAGCTTCATCAGCTTCGACTGGTTTCAACTCTACGTCTACTTCACCAGCACCGTCAGCAGTGTTGAAGTAGTAAAGTGTCTTGATGCCCCACTTGTAGCACAGCAACAGATGCTGTAACAATTCGCTCATCGGGATTTGTTCTTCGGGATAGAACTTAGGATTATAGCTGGTGTTGACGCTGATACTCTGGTCGACATACTTCTGTAGCACAGCCATAATCTTTAGATATCCAAGCGGTGACTTCTGATCCCAGAGCAGGTCATATTTATTCTTGAGACGACGGATCTCAGGAACAACCTGAGCCAACACACCATCCTTCGATTGCTTGATAGATACCAACGCACGAGGTGGCTCGATGCCGTTGGTGCTGTTGGATATCTGCGCGGAAGTTTCAGCTGGCATCAGAGCCATGAGTGTGCTGTTACGAATACCATATTCTTTTAGATCTTTGCGTAGCTGAGTCCAGTGTGCGGTTGGTTCGCTTGCTCCGCTCATACCCATCAGCGCATCAACATCTTTCTTGTAGGTATCAATAGGAAGGATACCTTGTCCGTACTTAGTCTGGTCGCTCCACTCACACGCACCTTTTTCTTTTGCCAACTTGACGGATGCTTTGATTAGATAGTACGACCACGCTTCAGCCATGCTATCAATTTTCATCAGACCAGCTTCATCGATGTCCTGATACTTCAGATCGTTCTTAGCAAGCCAGTAAGCAAAGTTGATGATACCAATACCAAGCGGTCGGCGAGCCTTGTTCGCTATCTCTGCTGCTAGAACAGGATAACTCTGGTAGTCAAGCAACGCATCAAGCGCACGAACTGCCATCTCACATGGTTTCTCAAAGTCAGATGGGTCGTCAATCAAGCCCCAGTTGATAGCTGACAGCGTACATAGCGCGATCTCGCCATTTGGGTCGTTGATATCGTTGAGTGGCTTAGTCGGTAGAGTAATCTCAGCGCATAGGTTTGATTGACGCACAGGTGCTTTGTCTGCTAGGAACGAGCCATGGTCGTTAGCATGGTCGACGTTCATTAGATAGATGCGACCTGTGTCCTTGCGTTCCTGCATAAACATAGAGAACAGCTCGACTGCAGGAATAGATTTCTTACGGATGGAGCGAGTGCGCTCAGCTTTCTCGTACAACTCACGGAACTTGTCTTGGTCGTTGAAAAAGGCTTCGTATAATCCAGGAACATCCTTCGGCGAGAACAGCGTGATGTTTCCGCCAGTCACTAGACGCTCGTACATCAGCTTGTTAAACTGCACGCCATAGTCCATCTGGCGCAGACGATTCATCTCAGTTCCCTTGTTGTTTTTGAGTACAAGCAGGTCTTCGACTTCTAGGTGCCACACAGGATAGTACACGGTCGCAGCACCACCACGCACACCACCTTGGCTGCATGACTTGACTGCTGACTGAAACAGACGTGCGAAAGGAACAACGCCAGTATGTACGGCATCTCCGCCACGAATAGGTGAACCGATAGCGCGGATAGAACCAAGACCAACACCGATGCCAGCTTTCTGACTGACGTATTTCACGATAGCAGAACTGGTTGCGTTGATAGAATCAAGCGAGTCATCAGTTTCGATTAGCACACAGCTAGAGAACTGACGTTGCGGTGTACGCACACCTGCCATGATTGGAGTAGGAAGCGACACATAGTGCTGGCTAATCATGTCATAGTAATCTCTGACAAACTTCAACCTTGTTTCTTTCGGGTATGATTGAAACAGAGTCATCGCGATTAGCATGTATGCGATCTGCGGTGTCTCAAAGATTTGACCTGTGACACGGTTCTTGACTAGATACTTACCACGGAACTGCTCCATCGCAGCATAGGTGAGTGATAAATCGCGCTCGTGCTTGATGTACTTGTCTAGCGCATCCCAATCCTCTAGTGTATAAGCAGTAGAAAGTTCTGCGTCATAATAACCTAGTGCTTGAATCTTTTCGTAATGGTCGTACAGGTTGTCTGGCTCAAACTTACCGAACACCTGCTTGCGTAGATGATAGTTAATCAAACGTCCAGCAACAAACTGATAGTTGGGAGTATCTTCGCTAATCAACTCGCTCGCAGCCTTGATGATGCACTCCTGAATCTCAGAGGTAGTGATACCATTATAGAACTGAATGTGTGATTTGATTTCTACTTCTGACGCTGATACACCTGACAAATCGCCGCACGCGAACGAAACAACCTTATGAAACTTATCCAAGTCCATTGGTTCTTTTTCGCCAGTGCGCTTTGTCACTAGAATTTGACTCATACCTTTCTCCATGTCGCTAATTTTAATTTCGCTGCCAAACTACTCACAGCGTTCCTGTATATTATACCGCTAATTTCTTCAATAGTAAAGTTCTCTTTCGTCACCATATCGTTGACGTCTTTGCTTTGTATATTATCAGGAAAAAAGGATACCTGATAGCCAGCATCGATTGCTTTCTCTATTCTTCGTATTGTATCTGGGTTTCTTGGCTCGTTGTCGAAAACGAATATTGCTTTGTCTTTGCTTACAACGCGATTAATGTCAGCGTTGTCACCACCAGCAAGAGCAATTGCGTTTGGAAGGAACATAGAATCAATCGGACCTTCTACAACGATTACATCCTTGGATCTGTCCATCGTATCAAGCCCATAGATTCTTGGAGCTGACTCGTCGAGCACGATGGTGATGTAGCGCAGTTTGCTGTTCGGGTCAAAGCTACGACCTTGAAAAGCAAAAACCCGACCGTCAGCGTCAATGAATGGAATCACTAATCTCGGCTCATCTTTCTTGAGAGCTTCCGCTGAGAACTTGTCGGGAACGATCGAATTAACGAACGTCATATATTTAGTCGCATAGTACAGCTTGTAATGTAAATTAGAAGGAATCTTTCTCTTCTCAACATACTTGCGTGCTGGGTGGTCAACTGGTAGCTGACTGATTTTCTTTAGTGCTTTGAGTGCATCAAACTTTTCGAACCTGCGCTTGGCAAACGAGCCGATGTCAGGTTGGAATGTAGTTGACACTTCACGATTAGAACCAGACTCGCGTAGTTTCTCTAGTGTGTATTCTTGATACAGAATCGGGTCGATATCTTTGAGAGCACGACCGAACGCAGTTGACTTGCCACAGTTGTGACAGAAGTAGATTAGAAAGTCTGCGCCACCTTTCTCAATCAAATAACCACGTGACTTGCCCTTGTTCTTCGCCGAGTCACCGCAATAGTGACAGCGAAAATTAGCAAGAAATGGTTTATTGTTTTTTAGCGAGTATCGACCTAGACGGTTCGATATCATGTTAGCGTATTTTACATCAATCCAAAGCATAATATATCCCTCAATGAGAATATTATACTATATTTTGGTCTATTAGTAAAATTATCCGAAAACAGCTTCCAGAGGGAGTTTTGACAGAATATAGCCAAGTGCCACAGCGCCACCAACTACCATCCAGCGCCATCTTTCTAGTGTTTCAACACGACCAGCGAGATTTCGTGTGGCGTCAATTTGAGCAGCATGTTGTTCTTTGTCAGCTTGTGCGAGTTCATCAACTTTATCGTCGATTTTCTCCATGATCTCACGGTTGCCAGTTGTGATGCGAGAATGTAGATCTCTAATATCCTGTTTGACAGCCGCAACATCTTCCTTGATTCCCTCAACTTGCGCTTCCAATTTGGCTACTCTCTCGATTTCCATGAGATCAATCTTTGTTTTTCTTGTCTTGTTCTTTTTTGATGAATCTAATGAGTTCATTGTGCATACTCGCGCAGTCAGCGTACTGTTTATTTAATGACATTTTCTCTTTATAGAATACTTCAAGAGATACACCATCAGCGGTAGCATCAATTGCTGTTTGTTCTAATTCTTTGCATTCTTGTAGCACAGTTGGTGGATAGTCTGGCATCTTGACAAACGGATTTGTCGCAGCAGGACAGCCACCAAGCAATAGTAATACTGGGAGAATCAATAGTTGTTTCATTTTATAACCTCACCGCGAATAGATTTGTTTAGTTCTTCAATCTGAGTGTTTAGAATTTCGATACCAGAAGCAGGAACAACGCATTCTCTATAGACTGGCTTCTCTACTTCTGTTGTAACACGCTCAATAGTGCGTGTTTGAATTGTGTCGTTCTGACCCGCAAGTTCGATAACTTTACCAGACAGCGCATTGTATTCTTTTTGCAGTCTTTCGTTTTCTGCGATGGCAGCTTTGAGCAATTCGTTTTCTTTCTCAGCAACTTGCATAGTCTTCAGGCGATAACCTGCGCCAAATGAAAGCGCGATTACTAGAACTGCTGCGCCAATTTTAATGTACATAATGTACGGTGTTAGTGGTCCCATTATTGCTTTCCTCCATTAATAATACCGAGAACGCGACGAGCGATCTCTTTTGTATCAATTTCATTTTGTGCTTTGTATTTGTTTCTTGGCTTTACAGGTGGTTCGCCCTTAGCACCCACGCCAAGACCAGCGATGGCACCACCAGATACGTTGTTGGTTGGTTCGCCCTCTTCTTCAACTTGTTCTTCTTTGAACATTTTTTCAGCTTCTGCTAAACAAATATTGAATTCTTTTTCTAACCAATCCATGTCAACATAATCATTAAAATCTTCTTTTACTTCTTTCTTGTTATATTCTCTTAGGAGTAGCAATGCTGCAGCATAAGACGCAATAGCTGATTTACCGCCAGGAAGTTTTCCTAGCAGTTTCTTTAGATTCATTCCAATCAAATCAAAATAACCAAAAGAATCTCTTTGATCTGGTGTTCTATTTTTCTTTGGAATTAGAATCGCGCCATCTTTATCGATGACGCCAGTTTTATAGGCTTCCCATTTTTCGAATGGTAAAACAAGATTCTTTAAGAATCTATAAGCCAAATATAAGTCGATTACACCAGCCATTAAATATTCCTTAGTCTATTTACTATCTCATCATCAAGAGAAATGTTACTGTCAATTATAACTGCGTGTTGCCCAATTTCGTATAACCTTTCTGGCATGTAGCCAAGATAGACCAGAAATGGTTTTAGCAATTCCCAATTGCCGTCCAGCTTCAAGAAAAGCATTCTGGTTGTAGGGATTGCGCCGAACAAATTATAAAGAGCGATTAGGTGGTTTAGAACTAATCGCTCTTTGATTTCACCTGTTTCTTGATACTTCGTAAATAAACGCTTGATGTACTTAAAACGATTTAAGTCATCATGAAACTCTTCGATACTCTCGCAGCCAGGATTGTCATAATGTTTGGCTGCGTAGAGCACGAAGTTTTTAGCGTTCAAATTGTGGTATTCCATAATAATCCTATAAAGTAGACGAACTACTTATTAGGCATCTTTGAAGACTGCATCTTCTTGGTCACCACCGATTGTACCACCAGCGACTAGGGTTTCGTAGAACACGCGACCAGCACGACCGCCAGTACCAACAGTGCGCTTCACCCAACCAGCGTGAGCGACGTTCTTGTCACCACCAGAGGATAGAACAGCAGCTGCAGTAGCAGTTTCACCAGTTAGACCGTGACCTGTTTCGCCAACACCAGGAACTAGAACAAGAGCAGCACCACCGTTTGTAGCAGCTATGCTGATTGTGGTCGAGTTCGAAGAAGCAACGTGATAGGTTGTTCCGTCAACAAGTGGCGAGATGGCAGTGTTGCCAGCTTTGACGTCATATACAACTTTGTCACCAACTTGGAACTTGTTGGAAGCGATTGTGATATAACCCTGACCGACGCGACGTAGAGTGTGACCAGTTTCAGAAACACCAGCAGTCAAGTTAAGGTTTGCACCACCAGAAGTTAGTGCTAGTTGTAGAGCAGTTGTATTCGAGCTTACTACAAAGTAGCTGGTTCCGTTGACGATACCAGTAATAGCAGTGTTACCAGCAGCAACTAGATACTGAACCTTGTCACCGTTAGCTAGACCGTGAGCGGAAGTAGTTGTGATGAACTCAGTAGTATTAGCAACACCAGTTAGCGCGTTGAAAGTGTTATCTTTGATCAATGCGGTGTTAGCATTGAAAGTTTGCTCGGCTGGTGGATCAACAGTTACAGCTGGAGCAACGGTGTAAGTATTACCAGCAGCATTAACAGCGATAACCGAGATATAACCAGTGCCGTTAGCAGTTGCAGTTGCGGTAGCATTACCACCAACAGTTACAGTTGGAGCTGAGAAGTAGCCCGAACCTTTGAAAGTAACGATGTATTGTTGAACAGAAGCGTTACCAGAAACAGTTGCTTCGGTAGTATCGACACCAAAAATTTCATCTAGGTCGCCTTTATCTTCCGAACCAATAAACGCTGGTCCTTCTTGAACTGTGAATGTGTTACCAGCATCAACGTTTGCTAGTAAAACACCAGTTAGATCGCCAGCTACAACACCAGCAGTATTGCTTGTGATTGCAACTAGAAGATATTTTCTTCCGTCGGCGATAATGTAATTACCTACTTTTACTTCTGTTCCAAGTAGGGTAGAGGTTCCAGTTAAAGTACCATAGATTGCGTTTGCGTCAACGTTCGCAATCGCAATAGTACCAGTTCCGGATTTAACATCAGTATTTCCCCATAGCATATTCTTTCTCCTAAGTTATTTTATTAAGTGGCTTACATAATCAGATTCTTTGATACTCAGCCACTTTGAGGAAGGCTGTCTCTTATTATCTATTTTCGTATCTTCAACAACAGGCTTTTCAATAACTACTTCCTGTTGTTTATTGCGATTCGCTTGCCATTCACCGAAATTGTTAATAACGGTAGGCTGTTTTTGCTCTACCTTTTCTTTCTTAACAATGTTCTTGGCTACGATACCCATTATTTATTATTCCTGATATGGCTCATCAGCCACAACTGGCTCTTCTTTTTGCTTACCATCACCGCTCAGCGATAGACCACCAAGCAGACCTACGAATGCACCAATTACGGTGTTAAAAGCTGGACCAATAATGGCAAAGATTTGCTGATTGTCAACAACATCATTTGGCATGAAAATACCAACAAGAAGAGCAAGCACAACTACAACGCAGATAGAAGCGAGTGTGCCTACTGTGACCTTTAGAATCCAGCGAATTAGTTTTTGAGAATCTTTATCCATTACTTTTTATCCTTTGGTGTGTTTAATTTTTGCATGCCTTTGGCAATCTTCTTGACTCGCATAGCAGCTGGCTTTGAAGACTTGACTTCACGACCGCCCTCGAATGGAGCTTTTTCTACTTCTTCGTTCTTAGGTTTCTTGCCAGATTTCTTCATAGCAATAGCGATCGCTGCTTGTTGCGCAGGATTAGTAGCTTCTTCCAACTCTGACATCAGATAGTCATTAGCGGTCTGTAGATAGTCAGTTGCTAGTGTAATCTTTGACTGAACCCACTCTGGCATGTCAGTTTCTTTGTCAAGAACTTTCATCATTTCTTGGCAGTTGCGGATGATGGTGCGCAGTTGCGACATAGCCATATCACCCTCGTAGCCATACTCGCCTTCGTCTTGCTTGTCTTTAGCACCGATGGCTTCGCCTAGTGTGCTTTTAGGTTTAGAGTCGCCTTCTGATTTGGGAATTGGTTTCAAATGTTGTTGTGATACAATGTGATTCTTTCCATCGTGATGGACAGCCATTCCAGCAGTACGTGTGCCATACACCCTACCAGCTCCACCCAGAACAGATACGGGTTTACCATGTAGCGGATGTCCTGGCTTGTCAACGATGTGCGTTGCTGCTGGTTTAGGTCGTGGCTTGTCACCGATGGCCACGAGGGCTTCGCCTAGTGTTCTTTTAGGTTTAGGGTATGAGAGAATTGTCCTGCCCAACGGACCATCGTCTTTATTGTCAGTCGTTGCTGCTGGTTTAGGTGTCGCTGGTTTATGCGTTGCTGGAATTTGTCCGTGCGTATCTTTATCGTAAGAAGCCAAACCACCATGACGTCTGCGAACAACCGAGTCCTTTTTTACATGTCCTACTACTTTTCCTGTTGATTTATGCACCACATGACCAGTGGATGTTACTACGTGATCTGAAGTAAGTTTTTGTTTTTGCTTGTGACGAAGATTTGCAGAATGATAATGTGTTGGAGATGACTTATTGGCTTCATCCAACTCAACTTCTTCTGGCATTTTCATTTTCGCTTTCTGAAAGCCCATCTTGGTTCTTTGTAGAAGCGAAGGATCAGCTGTAGTCAGATTCATCATCTTGTCAAGCATCGCTAAGATTTCCTGACGAAGTGCTGGATTGGTCAGAGCCTTGTCGCCCATCTTGATTGCGCGCTTCATCTTCATTAGATCGGAAGGATCCTTAGCCATTGCACGAAGCAACATGTTTTGCTGTTGGTCTTCTGCTTCGTTGAACATAGTTGTGTATGCTTCCCAGAAGTTTTCTAGTTGTTCGTCTAGGTTGACTGACTCGTACATGTCTTCTCTTTCTGCTCTATTATAAGAAGAAAGAATGTGCTTTGGATGCGCATGTCCTTTTACTACAAACGTACCACCACCTGCTGGATCATGTACATGATTGATTATGGTATGTGTTGTTTTTCCTTTTGAATCTTTGACATGGTGAACGTGCAATGTCGTTCCTCCATGTGTTTCTAGTTCGTGGTCTGGTTTGCGGTCAGGAATATCGCCATGTTCTTCTGGATCATGATCGTCCAGATTTCTATCAACGTCTGCGCCACTCTTCGTGGTAATTTCTTGCAGGTTGACTTCTTCTGCACGATAGTTGCTGATTCTGCCACCAGATACATTTTGTTTGCTTAGACGAGCAGCTGCGCTCTTGACGCCAAGAAGACGCTTGAATGCTTTTTTCGATGCATCCTTGCTTCCGCTTTCGCCAGCAAACTTAGCATCGTTGTGTACATCGACAACGGCTTTGCTGACATAATTGCCTAGTGTCTTGTCGCTGATTTCATCGATCTGCTCGAACGATTCATTAAACATCTTTTCGCCTTCCGTGTGAGGCAGTGGCTTCGCGCCACGTTTTTTTAATTCAGCCTTAATATGTGGAAGATGTGGGTCTTCATGGCCACCGCCACCACTGTATCCCATGTTATGGTGATGTAGATACTGAAGATGCTTCGTAGGAACTTTCTTGATGTGTTCGATATTTTTTTCGATTTTGTCGCCGTGCTTGGCAGCTGTAGCGTGGTCAGCATCAGTAAATGGCTTCATGGCTTCGTCTAGCTCGACTTCTTCAGCAACTTTCTTCGCTGTAGCAGTAGCAATCGCCATCTTCTTACCCATGTCCATTCCTGGATTTTCGCGTTCCATGGCTTTTGCGATTTCTTCGCGTTTCTTCATCTCAGCGTCGGTCAGTTTCTTCTCACCAAGCATAACTTGCTTGATGATATCGACTAGTGGATCTTTTGTGGTAAATGGGTTCGACATAATGGTTCCTTATTTGTTTCTACGAGATTTGGTCCAAGAACCAAAGTCATATTTTTCGTTGATGTCAGCAATACGTTGGTTTACTTCTTCACGGACACCAACTCCAGAAGCGATAGAGCGAAGCATCCAAGCGTGTTTTTCGTGAGCGTCGATTCTACCACCTAAGAAATCGTTCATGCCGTATTTCTTTACAGCGTTTGACTCGTCGAACGCGCGAGTCAGGAGATTAATCATTTCAGCGTTGCTTTGATACAAATCCATAATCATATCAACTGGAGTTGTAGCAGTTCCATCGGCAATAGTTCTTAGTGCAACGAACTCACTCAGACCAGCTGGAGCGTCGATACCCAGAGTGCGAATTTCTTCAGCAGTAGGATCGATTGCGCCTTCAAAATCTTCGTATAATTCACCAAAGAACTCATGTAGTTGTGGGAAGAACATGCCTTTAACATTCCAGTGATAGCCCTGCGCTTTGTACTTCAAAACGACAGTATTGGCTAGGATGGTTTTCATTGTATCTTGTAACATAGATTAATCTCCGTGGGAACCCTATATTTAGTTATGCTTCGACCTTAGCTGAAGCTCTCCATTGCCTACAACTCCAGTATCTCGGAGTCGTTCTATCAGTTGCAGTGTCGCAGTTGTGACGTGCGCGGAAGTTCTTTCTGCGAGCAGGATCGTCGCGTTTGATTTCCATGTTAGGATCGCCGAAGCCAACCTTTACTACATTTCCTTTTTCATTCCTTACAAACACCTTGAACTTCTTTTTGCCGTCACCAGCGCGCATCACTTTACCTAGTGGCTTGTTCTCGTTTTCTTCTTCTCTGACTAATCCACCACTAGTACCAATATTGCCAGCTGGCGGAGGAACTACGTTCTTGCCAGCTGTTGGTGATGTTTCTTTGATAGTCTTACCATTCATCTCTACGCTGTCGCCCATGTAGCGTTTTCCGCCATGGCTATCTGGATAGTAAGGCATTCCACCGCCAGTTTTTGGTTTGGTCGCAGGAGTTGGCTTGCTTGGTTCAGCATCTTTGTGGTCAGCTGGTGGCTTCGAGAAATCGTTCTTGACTTTCTCAAGAGCAGCTCTTAATCGCGCATTTCTGTCGGTTTCTTCAGGAACACAGTTAGGAACCATCTTGTCGCCTTTCTTTTTCATGCCGACTCTTTTGTATCCAGTCCAGCATGCTTCGCCAAACATCTTACGAGCTTTGATGGTGTGCTTTGATTCTTTGGTCTTTGCGGTTGCGTCGCCAGGAGCTGGTTCATAGGCAGCAGGATCTTTGTCAGAAAGTTTGTCCATCTTTTCCCAATGTGCTGCGCGTGCTTTTGCGGTAGATGGCGAAAGACCAGACACATACTTCTTAGGCAGACCTGACTCTTTGTCCTTTGCGACTTCTTCTAGTTCCTCTTCGCGCAGATCTTTATCAGCACCATGATAAGTTCCCTTACCCTTAGTGATGTAGGAGTTGACGCGAGCCATGCCCCACTGTTGCGGAGTTGTTCCTGGACGGTGACCTGAGTTCCACGCAGCAACGCCACGCTTGTAAACTTTGCGTAGAGTTGATAGTGGCATGCCAGACTTGTCAGCTTTCGCTGCTAGACCTGAGTCAGATTCTTCCATCTCGCTACGTTTTTCGCAAGCAGAGCAACAAGCTTCGTATAGTTCTTTGAATGTCTTCATTTCTTTTTCTCAGGTTGTGTTTTTAGGAAGTCTTTCATTGACATCATTGGACCGATATCTTTTTCTGGTGTTGGATTCTTTAGGAATTCGCCGACGTCTTCTGGATGTTTTAGATCAGATTGTGAGTATACTCGGACTTTCTGACCAGATGCATCAAGATACCAAGAGTTCTCATCACCAGTGTATTTCGGTGTAATCTTCTGCTCGTCGACTGGCTCGCCAGCGTGAATGTGAGCAAGTTCTTTGCTGTATTTAGCAAACATCTTTTTGGTGGTCGGTGTTGTTCCGACACCAATCTCGTCTGGTATACCAGCTTTTGGCTTATCAAATTCATCTGTGTCACCATCAATGTCTAGGTCTTTGCGGTCAACTGCGTGCTTGACTTGATGCATCATTCCTAGATTAGGATTGATCATGTGATGAACGTGATACTTATGGCCAGATGCTTTGTGGTGAATCGGCTTCGGATTTACAGTTGGCTGATTACCGACTGCCATGTCAGCGGATTCCATTAGGAAGTCACCGAAGGATAGGAAGGATTCGTTCTTTTGTTTTTTAGATTTCTTAGGTAATTTAGAAACCTCGCGTGTCATATTATCTTGTCGAGCTTTGGCTTTAGCCCCTTTATTTGTTGGACTTGCTTTCTTAGCAGGCTTTGGCTTAACAACAATATGTCTCCACAACATTTTTGTTGATCCTCTTTTCTCCGTTTTAAAGTCAAGCTGAAGCATTCTTACTGGTTCGTCTCCCTCTGGAGACTCTTCCATGTTTACAACAACTTTAGTTCCGTCAATAGATACTTTGAAATTTCCCTTAGGATTACAGTAGTAATCAGGTGGTTTGATTTCGGTTTTATTAGTTTTCTTATTAGTTATCAATGTAGCAACGTCATTTCCACAACCATGAACTTTTAACCATATATCTTTCAATTGTTCTTGGCCATCTTTAGTTTTTGCTAGATCTGCCATTGATCCACCAAATTCTTTAAGGTAATCTTTTTTCAAGTCTTCTTTACGTCTTTTTACCTCAGCTTCATCTATGTCATCTGCCCAGTAATTATATTTTGACTTAGATTTCATGTTTTTCAATTTTTCATCTATTTTCTTACCAATTTCTCCGCCGAGCCAAGTTTCTCCCGCCTTATCTGTACCAGAGTTTTTCATAGTAATGTTGTTTACATTATCGTAAGTCTTGAAAGAAAACTTTTTATTGATTAGATTTCCAGATTTATCTTTGATAGTAACGATAACATCAGTAGGATCAGTTAATGGAGTTATACCAAGCTCTTTTAGCTTGTTAGGTCCTAGACCACCGACTTGCTGAGAAGAAACTATTTCAGCTCCTTCATGTAGCAATTGTATGTAATCACGAAGTTCTTTTGCAGCATCTTCGTTTTGTTTTTCAGCAATATCCAGATCTCCACCAGCTTTAACAAATCTATCGCGCAATTTTTCTGCTGCTTCGGTGTTTTCTGGACTTGGATGTATAAGAGCTGCTATTCCTGCTTCGTGTAGTTTTCCACTTAGGTCAGCAAGCAATCTGCCAGGATCATCTCCTGGTTCAATCTCTATCCCATATTTTTCGATCAGACGATTTGCTTCTAATGAGAATGTATCTCCTTTATCTGGAGCCAATTTTTTTCTCAACTCATCATGCACTGTTTCATTTCCTTTCATACCACCTAATACATTGCTATGCACGTAAATCTTTTTACCGCCACTGTGACTGGATATTAGATTATTCTCTGCTAGATAACGAAGAGCTTCAACTCGATCTTCTTCTGTATCAGCATTAACAAAATCTTTGTAACCCTTAATCATAGAATTAAATCTATCTAAATCTGGACCAGAAATAAAACTTGATTTATGTTTTTCTGCAAGATCTTCTAGTTTTTTGTTCATTTTTTTGGTTGTTGTATCTTGTTCGATCTCTGCTCCGATTTCTTTTCCACGCTTAATTTTCTGACTAGCTGTTTCAGTACTTTGTTGATCTACGGCTGTTTCAATTTCTTGCGGAGAAAGAGATGCTCCTCTATCTGGTTGAGCATCAACAGGTTGACTATTTGGTGAATTACTTTGTACACCTGCTGTATAAGTGTTTAGAGCAGACGCTGGACCATCCATTACTTTTGGCGCTAGGTTTACAGCAGCAGCTGGTTGACCATCACCTTGTGGTGCTTCTCTACCATTAGTAGCTGTTGGCTGCTGCGCTGGTTGTTCGCCACCCAGTTCTTCTAATTTTTTTGCGGCTGCAGCCTTAACTTTATCAGTCGAACCTCTAGATGCATATTGACCTAACGATAGCTTGTTGTCTGTATCTGCAATTTTGGCAAGGGCTTCTTCCTCTCCATGAGTTGCAACGTCATCTTGCTCTAACAAATCTCTGTCGGCTGTATGAGCATTGAATCCACCAGCTAAGAATGAATTGACACGCGCGAAACCCCACTGTTGTGGAGTTGTATCTTCACGCAAGCCCATGTTCCATGATGCTACACCACGCGCATAGACTTCTTTGATGACCTTGACAGGAACACCAGTTTCATTCGACTTTCTGATTAATGATGCTTGTTCGAGCGGAGCTAAAGAATAGTTCTGCTCTGCGATGATGCGCTTCATGATAGTATTGACTGAGTGAATCAGATTATCACGTGACATGCTTTCTCTTAGTTTCTTTTTCTTTACTGGCGTCGGACTAAGCGAAATAGACTTGAAGCCCTGACCAGATCTACGGCGACCTTCAGCTTGACGTAGTTTTGGCTCGATACGTTTTGCTAGACGAGCAATGGCTGTTTTTCTGCGCGCGATCTGACGATCTACTGCTGCGCGCGAGGAATAAGAAAGATCTTGATACTTTCTACCACGTAGAATGCGTTTGCGCATCATCTTGATTGCTACGCGCTTAGAGCGTCTACTAATTACCTTAGAGGTGGCTTTACGAGCAAGAGCGCGTCTTTGGCCAAGGCGAATCTTACCTTTGACACGACGCATTTGTGTGCGACGCTTTAGACGTTGGCTCAATGTAAGAACTGCTTCGTCTAGATCTTCAGAAAGATATTGTTTTAATTTATCCATCACAAGTTTAGCAGCAGACTTCAAACGAGAAGGCAGACCTGACTTGAACTTGGCTAGATCGCCAGCTTTCGCAGCAGCACGCATCTTTGACGCTGACATTCCGCCGACACCTTCTTCGTCTGGGTCGCGCTCGCCAGCGGAAACAACTTCGATTTCTTCGAACTTATATTCTGAACCGTTGTACTTGTTTGCTAGTGATTTGATATTTGCAAGACGATCGGAACCGACAACGATAATGACCTTATCGTATTTGTCTTCGAGCATTTTAAGCAAGCCGATAAAGCCAGCAGGATACATACTCTTTGGTGTATCTTGTACGATTCCTGGGAATGCCATCTTGGCTAGTTTTAGTTTATCGGAATAAGGCAATGGATTCTTATCATCGCCTTCTGTTCTTGACAAGAAAAGACGAGCGTCTGCTTTGTTAGCTTTAGCGACAGCTTGAATTTTATCTACCAGTTTTTCATGTCCGACTGTTGGCGGATTCATGCGACCGAACGAGAACACAACTGACTTCATCGCAGCTTCTTTGATACCATCAGCGCGGATGATGTATTGTGGGTTTAGTTCGATAGCATTTGGCGCATCACCAGAAACGGTTTTGCCTTTCTTGAGATTGTTTAGAATATCTTTGCCAGAACCTTTCTTGAAAGGAGCAATTCTATTAGGCTCGACTTCCTTGGTCTTGGTTTCTTTTTCTTGGGCTTGTGCTTGTTCGCCACCGACCTGAGTTTGAGCAGTGTGTACGCTAGGATCTTTGGGAGGTTGAACATGAGCAGCTGCATCTTGGTCACCAGAATCACGACGACGCTTTAGTTCTTCTTCAGCTGCATTACGTACGACGAGATCTTCGCTTCTTGCGAGATTAGCGATAGATTTGCTAGAACTCTTTGGATCTTGAATGAACTTGAGTCTAGCTTGAGTTTCGTCTGCTTCTTTGATTACTTCTATAAAGGACTTCATCTTATCTCCAGGATTGCCTTAGCTTTCTGAGCCACATACTATTTAGTAAAAATTAATCTTTGTCTTCGAAGTCCAGTTCCTCTGGTGCACCATATTCGGTGTCTTCTGGATAATCATCAATATCGTCGACATCAATGTCAGATTCTTCGTCATCATATTCGTCATATACTGCATCTGGTTCGTCGAGTTCTTCGATCTCTGACATATCAATTTCGTACCAGTTAATCATACCTGCTTCGTGGAAGTCGCGGATATAATAGTGCTCTTCTAATTCGCCCAACTCGTCTAGGATTTCTTCAGCTTGTGACGCATACTCATCAAATTTGTCAAGATCTTGGTCTGTAGTTTTACGACCAAGAGTTGTCTTGCGAACAACAGCTAATGCTTTGTCCAAGTGTTGAGCAGCTTCACGAACTAAACCTAGTTCTTCATCAAACTTACGCGCAGCCAGAGCAGAGAATGCTTCTGATGCAAGTGGCGAGATGTCAAAGTTTTTAGTTTCGTAGTTGTCGATGATTAGATTCATACTGCAGTTTCCTTAATTTTATTTCTTTGGTGCAGGTGGTTGTTCTGGTTCAGTCTTAGCTTTCATAGCTAGAGCAGCACCACCAGCAGCGAGAACGATGCCAAGACCAGTTGCCCAATCCATAGCATCAAACTTACCATTGTTGTAAAGATCGTACATTGTTAGGGCGAAATAAACAAACACACCCTTTGCCCATAGTAAACGACCTAGATCTAGTGTTTGATTATCTTTACCAGTAAAGGTATTTCTTAACATGTCTTTTAGCGATGTCATAAATGTTTTCTCCTTATTGTCGGACATAACAATTCTCCATCACCTTACATGAAACTATTTAGTGGTTTTATACCTTGAGATGGACCCTGAATGGTCAACATAAAAGGTCTCAAATTTCATCTCTGGGAACTCAGATTCAAGTTCGTGTAGTGCATCTAGGTTTGATTTGGCGTCGTCAAACAGGCGAACCATTTCATACTTACCATCCTTGATTAGTTCTCGGATGACTACCTTTTTGTTTTGGGCTGAGTCAGCGCCACCGACATTACCAGCGCGGTGAACATATACTTTACTTATATCGAAGCCATACTTCTTGAATGTATCAAGGAACACGTTCTTGTCGTCTAGATCGCCGCGAGCAGTGACGATGACTATCTTCTTGTTAGCAAATGCGCTGAATCGCGAGATGATAGACTTGGCTGTCTTAAACACCGTGGCGATCGGCTTGGCTGTTTTCTGAAACACCTCGGCACTGCGAAAGTCAGAGAAGTCAAGTGACTCTCCGCTCTTTACTTTATACACATTGAACTCAGCAGGAGTCAGCGACTTGATGCGCTTGCCACCCTTTACGATATGGATCTTAGTATCTGTGGTGAATAGCGTGTCATCAATATCAAATATTGTCAGGCTGGCGGTCTTTGATTCAAACAATCTCATTTAATTGGTCCATTTACTAGCCAAGCGGTGCAAGATCGACTGGCAGCACACTTGAAGTGAAACAGATTACAATAACCCAGCTCTGCTAAATCAACAGTCTTCTCACCGTCAACGTGCTTAACATCATTGACAATACCAGATTCAATACACTTTAACATCTTCGGTGACTCATCAAACGCAGCACAATTTCCACACTTCATAGTTTTGGCAGTAGCTTCGTCAATCTTCCATCGTTTGGCTGCATCTTTCCAGTAATTTCCTGGCTCGTTAGGATTAGCTGGACCATAATAGTATTCGTCGATTGCATGCTGACGATTTTCTAGGTTTACATGAATATCCTGTGTAGCAACAGGACAAGATTCTTCAAGTAAGAAAGGAATAAACTTTTTCATCTTTGCCAACCTTTTAGTATATCTGGTGAGAAGTTTGCGCGCGAGAACTCAAGACGATCTACAATTTTGACTGCGTTCTTGCCAGTATGATCAATAGCAACGTATCCTTCTTGACTTGTAGCCATAAATCCTACAGCTGTTTTTAAGAATGTACCGATGCCTTCTGCTTTGTTCATTTTAGAAACAATAACAATCTTGGCTTCGACGAGTAGTTTCATCAAGTCAAACACCTTGGCTATTTCCATAGGATCGTTGTTGCTGAAGAACTTTAATACTCTTTGTTTTCTTTCACGAACTGCTTGCTTACCAGCTTCAGTTTTCTTTGAGTCTTCATCTTTCTGAAACTTGTCGGTGATGAACTGAACTAGACCACGAACGTGAGATGCGCCATTATCAATAATAGGTTGACCCATTCTAATCTTGCTGTTGTTAAAAGTCTTAGTCATAATAAGCAGTTCTTCATCATTAGCAAAGCCATTTAGAATAGCTGGCTTGATAGTTTGAAATAATGTACCAGCCCTAGAAAGAACCTTTGTAACTTCTTCGGTTTCAGTTTGCGTCATGGTAGCTGTACCAGTCACATCGCGATAAGTCGCGTCATCAAACCAGACATTTTTGCTTGCTTTTAATTTACTTTTAATGTTTTTACCGAAGCTGGCTTTCATTGTTTCAAAAGAACTGCCAGTATAAGTTGTGTGCCAGACGATTCCCATCTTAGCACTCTGAATCTGTTTTGCTAATTTAGTTTTGGTAGGAACTGCATAGACGATAGTGTTTGGGTGAAATGTCACACAAGATTCACCGCCAATTTCCTGCGTTCTTAAGTCTGACTGAGTAAACATCAGGTCACCTTGGATAACACCTTTGATGCCCAACTCAGGTAAATACTTTAGACAGGTTACAAGTTTATCAGCTAGGTCGCCCGATGTATCAGCGCGCACTTCAGCTGGTGTCTTATAGACTTTAGGATTCTTGTTAAAGATACCTTTCTTGGCTACAAAGAACTTGCCATCACGAGGATCGATGCCAGCAAATACAGCAGGTGCGCCATCCCACTTCACAGTGGTGTTTACTTTTACATTGCTATTACCAGCAAGCATGTCGCGTAGTGACTGAAGAAAGTTAATTGATTGTCTTGCTCCATCAACACCACCGTTTAGAACATTATCTTCAAGATGTTCCATGTGTGTGTTCTTTGCTTCGACGAGATATTTGTTAAATCCAATCATAGATCTTCCTTTTTGCGTAATCTATTTAGGTAAAAAGGGAGCCGAAGCTCCCTTTGTTACTTTTTGTAGGACCAGCAGGTGTGGTCTTCAATCAATTGACGGTGTTGTATCCACTGTCGGAAGTTGCCAGACCAAGCATTACCTTTGTTGTCAAATCCAGTCGTTCCTTTCACTTGAACATCACCAGCCATACCATACGTCAGCGGTGTAGCCTGATGCTCAAACGGCGAAGCATGAACTGGCTTTGATTCTACCAGACGCTTAAAGATATCGCGAGCCTTCTCAAGCGAGTCATCTAGTCTGCGGTAGGATACCTGAGCGCAACAAGACGACGAGATAGCCAGCGCGTCTTCTAGTGTATCCTCTGAATCGAACGACCACTTACCGTCAGCGTAGTAAGGAACGTGCCATTCATTAGCACCAATATTCTGAATGTTGCTCTTGTTGTATTCTTCCCACATCACAACAGCTAGTTCGTGAATCTCTGGTTGCGCGTCAGGATGATTGCGTAGCCAGAAGAAATTGTCAAACTCAGTAGCGGTACAAACAACTTTAATCATAGTAAATGGTTCAAGGATGCGATTCACTAGCTGTTTGTGATAGCCAGCAAACGCATAACGATTAGCATATTCAACCGCAGACTTCATAGCCTGCAACCAAATCATCGTTCCTTCTTCTGCGCTTAGTTCTTCCTTCGCACTCATTCCTGGCTGGTTCTTGCCCCAGTGAATAGGTTTGGCTGTATTGCTTTCTACCAAGTCAATCATCTTGCTGACTGGAATGGCACGAGAACTCGCAGCATTGCGCGAGAATAGGCGGTGCGTCATGAACTCTGCGTGAATAAAGCGCGGATACTCAAGTTCGAATGTTGTGAGTCTCACGTCATCAGGTGAGATAGAGTCAGCGATAATCTTCGCCGAGATGTTTCCTTTGCCAATCATAATTTCTCCAAACAAAAAGGAGCCACCCGAAGGTGGCTCAAGTACCACTACCAATATTTAGTTAGAAAGCAATAGCGTCTTCTGCGGTTTCCACTTTAGGTTCAGTCGCAGAAGCATCAGGCTTCTTCTTGCTTGTGGTCGGATCGATCTTGGTGTAAAGGTCAAGCCAGCTGTCACGAGTGTCAGTATCGAAGCGAGCAACGCACAGCTTGATAGCTTTCAGTCGGTCTTTGAACATCACATACGCACGAGCGATATGAAGCAGACGACGAGTAGACATGGTTTCGTTAGCACCACCATCATCGAAAGTCTTACGGATAGTTTCAGCCCAGTCGGTCAGATAGCCGACGAACTCTTCTTGCTTGTCACCAAGGGTGTCAAAGAATTCTTGAGTCAGGATGTTAGCTTCGGTTTTCTTGGTCGGATATTCCTGCTCCATGGTGATAGAGAATCGCTCAAGGAATGCTTCGTTCAGGAACTGCGTACCAACGAAACGACCGTCTTCCGAACCTTTACCTTTGGTGTTCGCGGTAGCGATGACGTTGAATCCAGGAACAGGATACACCATCTCACCAGTCTTCTTGTTAAGGAACGGTTTACCTTCGAGAATAGATTGCAGAGCAGTAAAGCCTTGCGCGGTTGCGTAGTCAACTTCGTCGAGCAACAGGATGGCGCCACGTTTGGCAGCAGTGATAACAACACCCTCTTCGAAGATGACGTTGCCATCGACCAGCGTCTTGTCGCCGAGCAGGTCAGACTCGTCGGTCAGCGGAGTGAAGTTGACGCGATACATTTCGCGCTTCAGTTCGGCGCAGATTTGCTCGACCATCGCGGTCTTACCATTACCAGATTGACCAGTAATAAAGACAGGATAGAACATGTTGGAGTCGATGATACGTTTCAGGTCAGCATAGTGACCGAACTTGACGTAGTTCTTGTTCTTCTCAGGAACGTTGGTGTCAAAAGTATTAGAAGCGACACGACGTTCAGTGTGAACGATATTCTCAACGACAGGAGCAGTCACTTTGGCTGCGCGTTTGAGTTCTTCTTGTTTCGCGATACTCATCGGAACTTTCACAGGCTGAGTGTTGTTGACAGCGAGGTGCATACTCGGAAGCATGTAAGTACCGCGACCGACACGCAGAGATTTATCGTTAGCGATAAACCCATAAGAACGACCGCATTGTTCTTCAACAGCAGACAGTTCGGCGCGAGTGAATTCCGTTTTATTCGGAAACATTTCCGCAGCTTTTGACAAAAATTCGATTTGATTAACTTTCATAGTATATTCCTTGGTAGAGGTGTGGTTTTCAACTTACAAACATAGTATAACTGAATTAGACTGCGAAGTAAAATAATACACAGTAATTCTATAATATCTAGCAAAATCAATGACTTAAAGTTCTAATGAAATCAATGACTTAGCAGACTACGGCTCCTGTCAGACATCCCAGAACAAGCGGTTCAGACAGTATTGATATCCGTATGCTTCAACTTCCCATGGCTGAAGAAAATACTCAAACTCCTTCAGGTCATAGTTCTTTCTTCCATACTTTGCTACACGATAGTTTTTGATTACAAGTTTGCCAGTTGCGAACTGCCAAGCATGAGTCAATTCGTGGAATAAGATTTCCGTATATTGTTGCGGAGTCAAGTCTTTCTTAAACATCTTCTGGTTTACTTCGATGCTAAACTCTTCTGGTTTAGTACCGTGGTCTGGAATGTGCGGATCGCACCATGCTTCAGCATGAGTGTTGCTTGACACAAACTCAACATGAACGTGACCAAACGCAAACTTCTTATCAGAAGGAATATTGTCTACGAAAAACTTAACTGCTTTCCTAGTGTATGGTTTTAGTTTCTTTGGTACTTTACAAGATGTGATTCGCATGGTTATCCTTATACAATTTTAGCAGCGATGTCATCAATGAATTTCGACAGAATGACGCGGTTATCTCGTTTAGATTGAGAGTGTGAAGCAAAAGATTTTTTGATTTCTTTGACGATAGCTTCCTCGTTCTTGATAACTTTTTGTTTCTTCGGAGGAACAGGTGCAGTCGGATCGTGTTCCTGTTCTTTACCACCGACGACATAATCATCAAAGTCAAAATCCCATTCGTCGTTGACAACAATGTTCTTGTTAGACACGAGGAAGAAACGGTCAGCACGGAACGTTTTGGTTTTATGAATTACAGCAAACCCATTCTTGAGTTTGGCGGAGTAGTCACCGCTCCACTGACGCGCAGTGTTTAAGACAGAGCGAGTGTCGGAGATGTAATAACCGATAATGTTTACACGACCATGATTGCGGTCGCGAATCAAATCAAAACCCAGATGCGTTTCACAGTTGCGGTCGTGAGCAGTTCGATAGGTGACACCAGTTTTCGGATCAAAGATGTGATACGAACTACCCCACCACAGATTGCGATTGCTACCAGATTCACCATCAGTCAGAACAATAACGTTGGTGACTTCAGATTTGTGCTTGGCGCGGAACTGCTTTACATACTCAGAGGTGATAAACAGCGCAGCATTCAGCGGAGTACCGTTGAGATGGAAACAACTAAAGTCACCATCACGAATAACGCTGTCGCGCGGAAGCCAACTATATTTGGCTTGCAACTCGCTGTCCCAGTAGTTGGCACCCTCGTACACAGAGATTGCATAGAAGTTAGCGATGTGTTGTTTGAATTCAGAAGCAGTAGATTCAGAAGACAGCATCTCAAACATAGTCACATTATTATGTACACCGTAGTCTCCGTCTTGCTCTTGCGGTTTACCAGTTGAGAAACTAGGAATGCGATTAGCGAAGATCTGAACCGAGAACGGAATACCAACCTTGCGACAGAACATAGCGAGGTTGATAGTTTGAATGACGGTGTCAATAAGCTGGTTGCTCATAGAGCCAGACCAGTCAACAATCATTACCATCGAGTGGTTCTTACCTTTGTGTTCGATAATGTTGCGACGGAAGATGTCATCTGACAACTGATACTTGGAAAGTTTCTTCATATCAAGACGACCAGATTTAGAATACTGAGTGCGAGCATACGAAGTTGCGCGTTTCTTGGACTCAAATTCCTTCACCATCGTATTCACGATGACAGTTTGTTGAGCCAACATTTCGTTGGTGGAATTGTTGATGCCAGAAGTAAGGTTAGAAAATGCGTGGTTGAGAACTGCATGCGATTGTTTAGCAGGAATCACCCAGTCTTTCAGATTCACATTACCAACTTTCATAAAGGTATCTTTGTTACCTTTCTGTGCTGCGTTGTTCTCGAGGTTAAACATGCGTTCGCGGTATTCTTTATCAGTGACAGAACTGATACCGTCAACTGAAGCATCTTTACCAGTAGCTTCGTTCGGATCTTCATCGTCTGATTCAATTCCGTCACCACTGCCTTTGCTTTCTTTAGCACCACCAGAAACTTCCTGCATCAGCATTTCAGTTTCGTTGGTCTGAGCCTGTTCCTTAGCGTATGCGTACAGTTCGCGAGCAATGCGCTCAACATCTTCCCAAGTTTCAGCTTGGTCGATTTTGAATAGCCAGTCGCGCTCTTCGTCGTTAAACGGAACGTGCACGAGCGAGCCAAGTTTGTAGTAGATATTGATGCGGTCAATAAGCGAAGCAGTATTGACATCGACGTTGTGTTTCTTTATGCCGAAGAAGTCGTCTTGGTTCAGGCGACCATAACCCTCGCGGAAAGTGTTAGATGCGCCAGCGAAACGACGTTTGATAGTTTTCTCAATGCGAGCATCTTCGATGATATTGAGATAGCCTTTAAGGTTCGGGTCATTAACAACCGCAGTGTGCCAGCCATCAGCTGGAGTATAGAGCGCATGCGCCATCTCGTGAATAGTCAGCAGGTCATAAACTTCCTCGCTGGTTTTCCAGATTGGCATATACATCGTGCGCGTCTTCGGATCGAAGGACGCAGTAGCGAAGTCGGGCGAGCGGACAATGTTGATATTCTCGGTTGCGATTAGACGCGCGAGATATTCTTTAGATGAGTTGTATTCGTAAAACGATTGTTCGGACATAAGCGATACTCCTTTCAGATACACCTATTATACCGCGAAACGCACACTGAATAAAACAATAAAACCCTTACAAATCAATGACTTGCAAGGGTCTTAAAATAGCTAGGAAAATCAGTGGGTTGAAAACCCTTATAAATCAAGGACTTACATTAGAACTGAAGTTCCTTGAATTTTCCTTTGTTTTCGCTAGTTTTCATTCTTGTTCCGAATTCACTATTATCGAACGCAGGTTTATCCTCTTCGTTGCTTAGGGATTGCGCCGATTGTTCGACGTCATACAGGCGCATCTTTGCGCGGTCAACACCAACAACAAATCGTTTGTGGAATGTCGGATCGTTATAACGGTTCTTCAACTGCTTAATCATCAATTGACCAAGGGACTCTAGTTGCTCGGATGAAATCAAAGCGAACATCAAGTCAGCGGTCGCTGGCAAACCAAAAGACTCAGAAGTGTCTTCCAATCCTACGTCGGTGTTGCTGTATCCACCTCGTGTAGTTTGGGTCGCAGATACAACTGGTACATTAAATTCTACGGCAAGACCGCGAAGTTCTTCAGCGATAGCCTTAATGTAAGTGTAGCTGTTGACATTGGCGCCAGACTTAATTCTGGACGAACAACAAATGTTAAGATAATCGATATAGATAATATCTGGAACGAAGTTCTTCTTTAGACGAAGCTCGTTCAACAAATGACGGAAATGTCCAGAGCCAGCCGAAGCGGTTGGGAACTCCTTGACAATTAGTTTACCAACAGTCTTTTGACGGACTCGGTCAACTTTCTTTTGATAGGTGTCGCGTGGCAGCGATTCAAGATCTTGAATATTCGTATCGAGTAAGTTTGCGTCAATTCTTTCAGCAATCTTCTCTTCTGCCATCTCCATAGTAATATAGAGCACATTCTTACCTTTAATCAGGTTAGCCGAAGCAAAGCTACACATAGCGAGGGACTTACCCACACCTGTACCAGCAAGAATGATATTCAAGGTTTTCCTCGGAAGTCCACCTTTAGTGATACGATTCAAGTAATCTAAGTCAAATTCGATACGCTCTTCTCTGCGATGATAAAAGTCAAAACGAGATTCATAATCTTCAAGGAAGTCGTGACCGATGTTAGTGTCAAAGCTGACACCGAGAGCGTCCGAAAGAAGCTTCGGAATCGCGCCACGCGACGATTCGGTTTTGTCGTCCATAATTTTAATGGACTGCATAATCGCGTTATAGATTGCCTTATCCTGACAGAACTTCTCAGTCTTGTCAACCAGCCAATCCATTGTGTGTTCTTCGGTAGCCAAGTCGCCGATTAGTTTCTTGGCTTGCTCAAAGCGCACGCCATTGACTCCGTCTTTACCAGACAGGTCAATAGCCAACGCTTCCCGAGTAGGAAGCGCGTTGTACTTGTCGATGTATTCCTTTACGATTTGATAAACAAGTCGCTGGGAATCATCTGCAAAGTATTCTTCTCGAACAAAGGGTAGAGCCTTGCGACTATACTCTTCGTTGAATGCAAGATTCGACAGTATTAGTTGTTCAATCATTAATCTTCAATTCCATCAAACACTTCGCTGACTTCATCATCACTCATGATGGCACCGTTAGCGATCTGATAATTTTGTTTAATCCAGTCTTGGAAAGTTGGGTCGCCGAGTACTGGTAGCCAGAACTCTTTGCTATCTGTATCTTTAATACGGAACTTCTTCTCTTCAACTTCACCAGTTGTAGTATTGACGCGCGAGTACCAGCCATTACTTGGCTTGACTACGTGACCTGATTCGGTTGCCATATCTAGCAGACCAGACCAAGTAGAGATACCACCATCAAACGAAACTGTCACTGGAATCTTCGACTTCTCGCGAACATAGCGCGACTTCTCAACGTTGATAATGAAGTTGTAGCCAATCAAATCAGTACCATCTTTATCTTGCTGACGACCGACGATGTAGATATTCTGAGCGGAATAGTAGATACCTGTACCACCAGATACGATAGCTTTCGGGAACAT